TGCTATGATGCAAAATTCTAGCATACATAACAGAGATGCTATTGTATTTGGACTACAACAGGGTGCAGAAACCAACCCAGAAGCAGAACAAATGCAACAAATGGGTATGCAGTTAACAATGGAACAAGCACAAGCAAACATTGCTAAGACTCAAGCTGAAGCACAAGAAGAACAAGCTAAAGCACAAAAACATCTTGCTGAAGCTGCTGTACTACAGCCTAATGAACTAGATGTAGCAGAGAAACAACTTAATATGCAAAAAACTGCTGTAGGTTTAGAGAAAACCAAGGCAGATGTAGCTAGACAGCACTCTGAAACAGCTAGAAATGTACCAGAAGTAGAACATCTTAAATCAGAAACTATATTAAACCTAGCTAAAGCTAGACAAGCTGGACAATCCAGCCCTATAAATACTAGAATACAATAATTTATGCCAAAAACAGATGAGGCTTTCCTATCTGACAGATTAGATATGTTAAGAGGCGAAGGCTGGTTAGATTTAAAAGAAGAATTAGAGAATTTAGAATTGAGTATTACTAATTTAGATAATATTCATTCTGAGAAAGACCTTTGGATAATCAAGGGTCAGTTGCGTGTACTAAACTTTTTATTGAGTTTAGAAACTGCAACTACACTATCGTTGGAAGAACTGCAAGACGCAAATCCAACATAATATAACTTCACAACCCTATGAGGGCGGAGAAAAAATGAGTATAGTAGTAAATGACACACCGAAAGTAGATGAACCTATAACAGAAACACAGGTAGAAGAACAAGTAGTAGAAGCAGTTGCAGAACCAGATGGAAATGTAGTTGAAGAAACTCCAGAGTTTGAAATACCTACAAAGTATGCGGGTAAGTCTATGCAAGAGGTAATTGAAATGCACCAGAATGTCGAACAGATATTTGGTAAACAAGGAACTGAAGTTGCAGAACAACGAAAGTTAATCCAGAGTTTACTTGAGGCACAAAACAAGTCTAATGCTACTATAGAAGAGCCACAAGAAGATGCAGTTAGTTTTGAAGATGCTTTTTATACTGACCCTGCGAAAGCAGTCAACTCAGCTATTGAAAATCATCCAGATGTACTAAAGGCAAGAGAGCAACAAGCCCAACAAGAACAACAACAACAGTTGAATGTACTTGAAAAGGCATATCCAAACTGGGAAAAGACTGTCGCAGACAAGAATTTCCAAGATTGGGTAGGTGCTAGTGAGATTAGAAAAGATATTTTCCGTAAAGCTGATAAAGAATATAGACCAGACTACGCAATTGAACTCTTTGATATGTACGATAAAATCAATATGGTTGAAAAAACCAAAGAGGTTCAAAAGAGTGAGAGAACTAAAGCTAAAAAAGCATTACGACAAACTGTATCTGAAACTCGTTCCACACAATCGGTTGGTGGCAAAAAAATGTATCGGAGGGCTGATTTAATCAACCTACAAGTTACAGACCCTAGACGCTATGAGTCGTTGGCAGATGAAATTCAGTCAGCATACGCAGAAGGTAGGGTTAAATAATCATTTATAAAGGAGAAGTAAAATGGGTCTAGGAACAAACCAAGTTGGTGTTTCTGTCGCTGGTAACTTCATCCCCGAACTATGGTCGGATGAAGTTATCGGTGCTTATAAAACCAATTTAGTGGTTGCTAATTTAGTTACTAAGCTATCTCACAAAGGAAAGAAGGGCGATACAATACATATCCCAGTTCCTGCGAGAGGCAGTGCAAGTGCTAAATCAGTAAACACACAAGTTACATTATCGGCAGCTACAAATAGTGTCGTAGATGT